AAAAGCCGACAACGCCTAAGCCGTCGCAGTATATCAGCCCCTACGGCGGGGCTTTTTCGCGTGTTGTTTCGAGGGTTTCAACAATACCGCTTGAAACAGCGTTACGGAATTGGGCGGGGATATGTATTAACATGAGGGCGGCGGGTTTTGCAGAAACCGAGATAGTTACCATTCGGGACGGCAAGGAAGTAAAAGAGCCATTGCTCGAAAACTTATTTAACAACCCGAACGATACGCAAACTTGGTACGACATAAAAGAGCAACTTTGTAAATGGCGTGACAGCAGGGGAAACGCCTATCTTTGGACACCAACAGGCGGCACGAAAAGCCCCTTGTTTATGTACGTACTTCCGGCAACAAATGTAACGGCTATTCTAAATTCGGGGCGGCAAGGCGCAAGTGTTTCTCACTATGAGTACCTAAACGGAGACGGCGCAACCGTCAAACTACCTACGTCGGAAATCCTGCATTGGCGGTGTTTCGTGCCGTCTAAGCGAGAATACGAAAACTGGGTAATCGGACAACCCGCCGAACTACTTGCCGCCGCTAACGGGGTACTGAATGACGAAGAACGGGCGCGGTTTATGAACGATTACTATTCCGCCGATGCAACGCCGCCGTTCGTCATTACAACGCCCGAAGAACTACCTGCAAGCCCCGCCGACAGTGAATTTGTCCTTGCGGGGTCTTGGGAAGAGTTTAGAAGCCGTCTATCTGCTATGTTACCTTCGGCTTACAAACCTATTGCGGTACTTGACGAAGGTAAGGAACTTGTACCGCTGATGTCCGCAACCGCCGGAACACAGTTAGCGGGTTCTAATCCTGACGAGGAAATACGAAAAGTAGTTGCCGCGTCGTTCAAAATACCGCTTGCTTTTCTGACGGGTGAAGATGAAAACCGCGCCAACGGGCAAAACAATACAGAGCGTTTCTATAAGAACGCTGTCTATCCGTTAGTTTCTTCCTTTGAAGCGGTTGCGGCAAAACACTTCGGGCAATGGTTTCCGAGCATTGGCTTTCAGCATGAAAAGTACGTCTATAAAGACGAAGCGATTTACGCGCAACAATTAGAATTTGGGCGGCAAAACGGTGATATTGACAGGGAACAATGGCTATATCTTGTGGGTATTCAACTCCCGACGACGACGACCGCACAGTCAAGCAAATGAGAGATTCGGAGCGGTTACTTTACAACCCGCTTCGACAAACTTTTGCAGGGATTAGAAAACAGGTCGCAAAGCGGGTTCGTAGGGCATACAAAGCGGACATTGCGCTTTTCGATATTGATTATTGGATAGCGTTTCTTACTAATCTTGCCGGACAACCTTTATCTGAAATTGCTATAACAGCCCTTAGGGATTCATTTAGGGATATGGATTTACCGAACTCGGAACGCGATTTGACAGACTATGAAAAAGACATTGCAACGGCTGTCAAGAAATCTACGGGTAAAATGGTAGAAGGATTTACCGAAGATGAAAAGAACCTTAGGCGCAAGATAAAGCAGGAAATCGCAAGACAGCCCTTATTACGCGGCGCGGAACTCTTTAAGGCGTTGGACAAGGTTTCGGACGGCTATTTTTCCCCTTTCAAAGTTAGCAGGATTGCACAAACTACCACAACTTTTGCTAACGGGGACATTGTCGTAAAAGCGCACGGGCGGAATAAGTTTGAAAGTATTTGGCGGCATACGGGGCGCGGTAAAACCGATAGAGCAACACACGTTGCGGCGGATGGGCAAAAACGGGGGGAGGACGGTTATTTCTACGTAGGCGGGGAAAAACTTTTGCACCCTGCAAGTGGTTCGGCGGCAAATAGTATCAATTGCCACTGTGTGGTAAGAGCGGGGAAACGGCTATGAGTTACGAAAATATAGAAGTGATAGAAACGGTACTAAAGAAAACGAAACGGTACATTGAAAATCCACAGATTGAAAAAACATTACTTGCCGATGTTATTACACAGACGGGGCGCAAAACAGTTGCGGTATTGGATTTTGGCGGGGCTTGCGGAATACATTTTTTTATGTGTCGTAATGCAATCAATCGCGGTGTAAGGTTAAAGTGGAAGGTTATCGAAACGCCGGAAACTGTCAAACGGGCGGCTGAATTAGGAAATGCCGAATTGTCATTTACAGACAGCATACCGGAAACGTCGGGGCGTATAGACGTATTGCATTGTAGCGGTTCTTTGCAATGCACTGAAAAACCGATTGAAACGCTTGCAAAACTAATTCGGCTGAACCCTGTAAATATCGTACTTAGCCGCTTAGGGCTTAACAGGGGCGAAAATGCAGTAACGACGCAACACAGAAGTTTTGTTGATTGGCACGGGCGCGGACGGCTGTCGGAGAGCAACGGAAATGAAGTATTTTACCCGCTAACATTTGCGCCGGAAAAGCAGTTTTTGGATTTAATAGCAGATTCGGGCTATGAGATTGTCCGGCGGATTGAAGATGAAAGCGGTGTTATTAGCGTCCGTAGGACTGCAATCGTTGGCTATGGTTTAGTGTGCAAACGAATTTCTTAAGAGGGGCGTATGGAAATCTGCAAAAATTGCAAGTGGTATGAAGCGGACGCATGGAAAGATGCTTACGGCGAACAATTCATAGACAATTCAGGATGGTGTTTGCACCCTAACAATATGGTTGCCGTAACAAACAGAGCGGACAATAACAATAGCGTCATAATTCGTATTGAAATGTCCGAAAACTACTATTGCCCAAAATACGAAAAGAAAGCATGAAAAGTTACGTCATTGACTTTGACGCTTACATCGGCGATACGGTAACGCTGAAAACGGATAGAGAGCAATTAGAGCGCGTCGTAACGGCGGTACGGATACACTCTAATAATTGCGTTCTGTATCTGTTGGCACAAGGGACTAATGAGAGTTGGCACTACGGATTTGAGTTAATTTTAATCAATGTGGAGAGGGAAATATGAGTTTTTTTGAAGTTACCGGCGAAGATGGCAAAATTAGACGGATAAGTACAACCGCCATAAAAAAACCTTTTGCCGAAGAACTATACGAGATAGCAACTGCCGTCATTTCCACAGAAACACAAGTAAGGCATATAAAAAATGAAGCAAGGGACGCGGCAAAACATGGGCAATTCTCGCTATATCTTGGCAGTCCCGAATTTCCCCTTACAGACCAAGAAAAAGCATACGAACTTTTACGCTCCGACGGTTTTACGATTAAGGACAACTATCTGCGTTGGGGGAAAGAACAATGAAAATCGTATCTTCCGGCGTATTTGAAGAAATAACGATGTCCGGCTATTCCGAAACGTTCTTCCGTTGCACCATGCCCGACGGTACGCCGTCTTGGATAGCCGCCGCAAAGTTGCCGGACGGCTTTCAAATTCACTTAGAAACGAAATATAACGACAAAGAAAATAAAAGCGTTTTATGTCAAAACAGCAACCCGCGCCCGAATTAAATATGCCGCCCGAAGATGAAACGCCTTTCCGCAAACAACGCGCAAGGGTAGTTGAAGCGGTACGCCAATTAGCAGATACGGACAAGGGGAAAAATCAATTACGAAGGATTTTTTATATTCTTTTTAGAGAAAGTTAAATCTTTTCCTTATCTTTGTAAAACATTTCAGCAGGGCAATATGAACGTTCTTAATAACGGCAAGATAGCCGAGAAATCCGGCGTTGTAACAGTAACGAATAAGAACACGGGCGAATTATTAGAACTCCGTGCCGCGTCGGGCGGAACTGACGACAACAGCGTTATGACAAGAAAGGACGTTTTAGAGTTGCTCGCAACGGTTGCACCTAAGGCGGGAAAAGCAAAGACGTAAGCCACACAGAGCGGAACATATAGCCCAAATCGCGGCGGTAATCAGCCCTTGCCACGTATGCCCTAATCGGCGTATGTGGCATTTTTCATTTTAACCAAGTCATTTATGGAAACGACAATAAAAAAAGGCGCGGAACTTAAAATAGACGGTACGGAAGTTAGCGGCTACTTAGTACAGTATGGCAGTGAAGCGGTACGGGACTTAGACGGGCAATTTTTTTCCCCCCGAACTTTCTACGGCTATGCTACGGAATTACCTGTCTTTTACCATCACGGTTTCAACAACGAAACACAGAAAACGCTATTAGGTAGTGTCAAGTTAAAAAAGGATGATACAGGGATTTTTGCACGGGGCGTTCTTACTTCCGACGCTATAAAGGATTTTTTTGAAGATGAAGTTCAAAAGGCGGAACGTTACGCCGCAATGATAAGAGAGTTGGGGCTAAAGTCTAAACTCGGGTGGAGTTCCGGTACGGCAAGTCATACCCTACGTTTATCCGATACGGGCGAAATTCGGCAGTGGATTTTATGCGAAGCGTCCCTTACACCTACTCCGGCTGATTGGCGGAATGACGCTGTTTTCAAGTCTATACTGACAGAATTTAATGAATTGCAAGAGACGGAAAACCCGTCAGAGATTGTAAAGGTTGGCGCGGAAATAGGCAATGTTAATCGAGAGGCAATGTCTAATGCACACGCCAAATATCAGCAAGGGATTGACTTAATAAATGAAGCACACGCGGAATTTGGTAAGTTCATTTCGGAAAAGCAACCTAAACAGGGTATTACTCCGACGGTTGCCGCTCCGCAAAAGACAGCGATTGAGAAACTAACAAATTACTTACAAGGGAAATAATATGCCCGACGAAGCAACAACAACAACAGGTTTGCCGCAGGAATTACTTGACGCTATTGGCGTTACAGTAACGAAAACGGTAGAGAACCTTGTGCCTGAAATTACGAAGGCACTTGAAAAGCAAAACGACGCAATTAAGGCGCAACAAATCCAAAACGACCTTACTTTGCAAAATGCCTTAAAAGCAACAATGAACCCGCTCGCAGAATTGGCAACGGGACTAAATACCGTCCCTGCAACGGCTTGGCACAGACCAACAGGATGGAAAGGGACTGAAAAAGATTTGCACATTTCGGCAAAGTTTCTGCTGATGACAACAGCCGCAGCCGAAATGACGAAAAACCCGCAAGGTGACGGACTAAAACGCTTTACCGATTATCACAGAGAACTTACCGAAAAAGGCGAATTGAAAACTGCCACAGCAGGGAACGCCGGAACGATGGGTTTTCTTGTGCCGCAAGGTTTTGATGCTACCGTCGCAGACCAAACCGAACAATACGGGGCGTTTCCGCAACTCGGTATGCAAATTAACATGGCGGGTTTGCAAAGAATTTCCTTGCCAAGAATTGATACAGGCGCAACGGGTTATTGGCTTGCCGAAGGCGTTGCCATTACTCCGTCAAACATGACGGGTAGCCAAATCAATTTGGACGTTAAAGGTTTAGGTGCATTGGTGAAATATACCCGCTTACTCGAAGAAACGTCGGCGGTTGCACTTGTGCCACTTATTGCGCAAAAATTCGCCGAAGAAATGGCGTACAAGAAAGACAGCGCGTTTCTTATTGGTGACGGTTCTTCGACGTATGGAAACATTGTCGGGCTTGCCACGAAACTTGGGCTTGCTTTTACTTCCACTTCGACGGATAGCGTAGGAATTAGGATAGGTCAGGGCAATGCCTACTCTGAATTAACCATTGGCGATTTTATTGCAACAAAAGGCAAACTTCGCTCTCGTTACCGGAAAAATGCAAAGTGGTTAATGAACCGTGAAGCATGGGCGGCGGCTGAAATCCTAATCCAATCGGCGGGTGGGGTAACGGCACAAGAAATCATAAACGGCGTTGGCAATGATAAGTTTCTCGGTTTCCCCGTAATCATTTCCGATGTTCTACCCGCCGAAGGAAGCAGCGTGTTGGGTATTCTCTTGGGAGACTTCCAAAGCGCGGCTTACTACGGTACGCAAGGCGGAATACAGATTGATACCGCAACTCAAAATGATGTGGATTGGACGCAAAACATCATTTCGACAAAAGCAATTGAAATGCTTGATTTCGTTGTTCATGGAGAACAATCAATCGCGGCTGATAAGACTACCGTACAATCCGGCGCGTATGTCGGTTTGCGTCTTAAAGCGTCCTAATAACTAATATAAAGGAAAAAACACGATGCAACCAAATCAAGCAGTAGTACCTGTTATCCATAACACACGGCTTAATAACGGCACGGCGGCAAGTCAGGTTATTGACCTTGCCGGACATAACCAATGTACCGTTTATTTTCAAGTCGGTTCTACCGACGTAGCCGCAACCGCTTTCAAAATGACCGAAAGCGATACGAAAGCGTCCGCAACGTCATTAACAAGTCCGGCGGACATTACAGGATTGTCATTCAGCAGTTTTGCCGCGTCTTCCGACCATACCATTTGGGCGTTTTCATTCCCAACGGCGGGGCGGAAACGGTACGTATTGCCCGTCGTAACGGTAGGCAATTTAACGGGTGTTGACATTTCAGCAATGGCGGTTTTCCACAACTCCGACGTTACAACTCCGACAGCAACGGGGCTTGGGCTTGCCGGACTTGCGGTATTGCCGACAACGTAAAAACATACTTTACAGGGGCGGAATTTCAAGCCGCCCCGATTTTATAGGGGGAAATATGACAGCAGAAGAAATTATAGATGCAAGGGTTCGGGCGTTAAAATCGGCGGGGAACTTAGTACCAAGTCAAGCCGCCCCGCCGTCCGGTGTAAGAGCGTTGGAGCAAGCGGTGCAAAATAACGGCGGCAAGGTTTTCGGAGCGGCGGCGGCGCAACCGGAAGTGCATTACCCGTTTTCTAATCTAACTATTTGCGTTATTACGAGAGATGAAGATAAGCATTATTTAGGCGATTTGTGGCTATCCGTAATGCCACTAATTGAGCAAGGCGCGGCAACTTCAATAGTGCATACTGTCAAAGGTGAAAAGGAATTTGCAGAAGTTCTAAACAAGGATGAATACAGCACGTTGGCGCGGTATCATTACACCGGAAACTTCAATTTTGGACGCGCCAAAAACATTGCGCTTGACTGCGTCCTTACCGAATGGGTGCTATTCCTTGATTCTGACGAACGCCTAAACTTAGACGCTTCGGCGGTTCTAAGTATAATAAACAATCCTGATTTGGACGCGGCATATTGTAAGGTACATAGCATTTACGCTCCATTTACAGACGTTGTTCCTTGTACGTCTGACAGCGAAAACATACAACTACGTGAAGACGACATTTCGCCGCAAATTCGGATTTTCCGCGTCAATAGACACAGACAAGACGGACGGCACGAAATAGGGCGGTATAGATTTACAGAAGGTATGCACGAACAAATAAAACCTTCAATCGTGGAGCGTGGCGGAATGGTAAGTGATTCGGCTATAAGGGTTTTCCACGTCGGATATAAAAACCCTGCATATAATTTCACAAAAGCAATGAGAAACGTACAGGGATTAGCGGCGGGATTAGAGCAAAATTCGGATTTAACAGATGTTAATACGACATATCGGCTATGGAAATTGTTTGACGAAATGCAAAGCATAGAACATTTACGCCCTGTTGTCAATGCGGCTATGAAGCCAATGAAGGGTAGTACAAGGGGATAATATGATTATTTCAGTTGCGACGGCGAAAACATATATGAAAATTGACAGTGCGGAAACGGGCTATGATTCGTTTCTGACAGAGTTAATTACAGAAGCAACGAACGAAATAGAAACCTATTGCGGACAACGATTTGAAGAAACAAGCCGGACGTTTATTTTCGACGGTAACGGCACTAATGAATACATCATTTCAACTTTACCCGTTTCGGCGGTTACTTCCTTGTCGTACCGCGATACGCCCTTTGACACTTGGACGGCTATAAGCAGTTCCGATTACACCACACTAAAAAGTGGCGGGGTAACATCACTTTTCTATAACGGTACGCTTATCGAAGGGCGGCAAAATTACAAAGTAGTGGCAACAATCGGTTATGCTTCCGGCTCAATCCCTACTGAAATTAACGCGGTTCTTAAAGAAATGGTTGCTGTCAAATTTGATGAAAGCCCGAACGGGGCGGCGCGGCTCGCTAAACTTGGGACAAGTCGCACGATAGACGGATTTGCTACTAATGAAACGTTTGAAAACTTGCGTCCAAAGTGGCATAAGAGATTGAAGAACTACCGAAGGATACCAGTATGACAATACAGGATAGAATAGCAAAAGTAGTTAAAGCCCTTCCGATGGTAATGCAGGAAATCGCGCAAGAATTGCAAGAGGACTTTCCGGCTTACATTGAAAGTGAAATGGAACAAAGCAAGTTAGCCGCCGCTACGTTCAATGCAGGGGATAGACTTCATAGTAATACACCCGAAGGCGGACTTGCCGATTCTTTTCGGACTGATTCTATTATTCGCGTCGGAAGCAAGGGCATTACCGGAACGTTTCAGTCTAACAAACCCTATGCCAATATCCACAACGTTGGCGGGTTTATTGCAAGCAAAGGCAATATGCACAAATTCTTTTGGGCGCAATATGCCAAGACGAAGCAACAATTCTACAAGATTATCGCGCTGTCAGTCATGAAAAAGGGCGGCGTAAATATCAAAAAAAGAGCGTACTTCGACAACGCAACGGGTGCCTTTCAGAGTGAGGCAATTCCGAGAATTTCAGCCGAAGTGTTGGAGCGGGTTCGGGCTATTTTTGAGGCGGCGTAACGTGGCAACTACCTACGAATATATCTATAATACGATTGCAACCGCCGTTGCAACGGTAACAGATTTCAATACCCTACCTACAATTGAAAATGATGCGGCGGCTTTTGCGGGTTCAAAACCTAACGTCGTCATTATGGTAGGGGATGAGTTTTGGGAATCGGCACTATCGGAATCGGGCGGAAACCATTTTGCAAGGCAACGAAAGGCACGAATTTCTTTCTCGATAGAAATTTACGCTAATTGCGCTGTTAAAAAAGATGGCTCAACCGTTCGGGCGAAAATCGGCGAAATAGGGGATAAACTACGAGTTGCTTTTCGGAACATTGCCTTGCCTACGACATACAATACAAGTACAATCGGAGCAACGGCAATTGAGAGTAAAATTATCGGCGTATCATTGAATAAAATCTATAACGCGCCGATGCTTAAAGATTCACGTGTACAAGCCCTTGTTACAGGGGATGTGCATTTCGTTATCAAATAATCATAATGGAGTAAAAAAATGGCTTCAAACACCTACGTACCTGGCAAACTGTCAGGCGCGGTTAATAATCTCGGTTCTGAAAATGCCGTTTTAGCCGAATGTAATAGTTCCGGTTCTATTATCGGGACTTGGGCGCAATTCGGCATTATTAAAGATTCGACGCTTACGGACAACACGGAACAGGTAACTTTAACGTCAGAGGCGGGGCGGCAATACAAGCGTAACGGCTCTCGAAACGTCGAATTTA